TATTGTCCCATATCCAGCACGTAAAAATAGTCCTTGATTATGGCTGAATAGGACTTCTGGAAACTGAATGGATTAGGGATAATTGTTTGTGTGAATGTATCAATCAATGTGTTGTGGTCTGGTGTTCCTGTAAGTGTAAACCTAAGCTTGATTTTATTCTTTTTGATTAGCTTGACTGCGTTTTCAAACAACTGTGTTTTTGGATTTTTAATTTTTTGGGATTCGTCAAAGACTACAATATCAATAGGTTTGGTCACTTTGTGTAAGCTTTCATAGGTAGTAAGTGTGATGTTTAGATTATGGCCTTTACTAGCAAAAAATCTTTTGTGCTCGTCTTCCCATTCTCTAAGGACGCTTTTAGGTGCGACTATTAATGGGTTTTTCCCTTTATTCTTTAGCTTCTGGAGTAAAAAAATAATAGACAGGGCAATGACTGTTTTTCCCGCCCCCATAGTCAAATAAAATGCTCCTATCCCACATTTATAGCCTATAAATACTGGTATTCTTTGGAACGGTTTGAGCTTCAATGGAAGTTTAGACAATACAATATCCATTTCCTCTTGATAAGCGTCCTCAAAATGTCCCTTTCCAGAGTTAGCTTTAGCACACATAATTTGGTAGGCTAGAAATCTTTTTCTTTCCTTAACTTCCTCTGGAAGGATAAATGTCCCTTTCCCTTTATAATGTTTCCAGAGTTTTTTCAGATTTTTGCTTGACATACATCTCCTCTCCTGTATGGGATTTTTTGGTAAGGGCGCTATAAGCGCCCTCTTTTTAGAGTCCTTTGACTGCAATATAAGGTTTTCTCTCTTTTCTTATCACTGCGTTTGAGCTAGCATACTTCTTATATCCAGTATTTCCAAGTGCCTTTTTTACGGTGTTAAGATTAACAATGATTTCGTCTTTTATAGCTTCAGCGTCGTCTGGTTCCAGTGCTACGTATGGTATTTGCAGCGTGGGATTTGGAGTAACCTTTGTGATTTTTACTTTTCCAATTTCAGCCTTTTCAAATCCGTTATTTAGTAGCAGTTCTTTTAGTTTGTTAATTTTCCCTTCCAACTCCCTCTTCCTTTTTTCAAGCTCAATTAGTCCTTTTAAAGCAATTTCCATTTTTTCTTTGTTTAACATGGTTTTACCCCCTTTTTAGATTTTTAGGTTTAAAACTTTTTTAAAGCTTTTTTTAATTAAGAGACCCTCTGGAGTCTCTTTTACCCAGCGTTTTATGTACTTTTTAAAGGCTTCAAGGTCGAAGAATTTCAATAACAAAGCTTCATTTGTAACCTTTCTTTCCAACAATTCAACAATAAAGTCGTCCAATGTCCATCCTTCTTTGTATATCCATTCATTTAGCTCCTCTTTACTAAGGTCTGTTTTGAATGGATATACGTGTTTCAATAAGACTTCTTTTTTACTCACATACATCCCCCCTTTCTGATTTTAGGATTTCAATTACTTTGTTTATTAAATCCTCGCTTGTTTCTACGGATTTCCAGTCAATTTCGTCTAAAGGATTATTAAACCAGCTATCCAGATAGTTTATGTATGGTGAGAAATCGTCTTCCCATTCCTGGAGTTTGTTTAAAAGCTCTCTGTGCTCCTCGTCGTCCTCGTCTAATATGTTTCTTATAGTATTGACAATCTTGTAGAACATCAAAGACATTACTCCATGAAACCAGCTATTGATATCGGTCACGTTCATATAGTTATTTTCAATATATTCTCTTATATCCTCTGGATATATCTCTAATAACTCAGCTTTTTCTATCAATTCATTTAATGCTTCTATGTCTAAACTCCCCCAGTTTAAGACATCTTTTAATTCTAACATGGCTTACCCCCTTATTTTGTTTTTTATTGTTGACAATTTTCACTAGAAAGAGGGATATAGAGTTTCCCTCTTTCTAATGGTTTACTTATTTACACATTCAAGTTTAAGGTACTGTTCCTCTTCCAGGTGAAACATTTCACCTGTATGTTTATCAAAGACAAAGTTATTAGCTTCAAAGTATTCCTTTAAATATTCGTCTGATGTTTGGTATTCCAGCTCCTTGACCAATCTATCATACAATTCTTTTGATATATCCTTACAGAATTCGTCCCAGTCTTTTTTAAAGTTTTCAATGGCTTCCTCTATCTCTTCAATTGTGATGTCCTCGTATGTTTCTTTCAACTCTTTAATAATAGGTTCTAAGTCCTCGTCGTAATAATTTTCTATTTCAACGTTGCTGTCTTGGTAGAGATTTCGTCCTGGTTTAGCTTCAATAAAGTATATTATTCCATGTTCCACAAGTGCCTGGACTATCCTACCAAATCTCTTATCCCCAAAGTCCTTAGTATATTTTTTGATATCCACTAGCTCACCGCCCCATGCAGCGCCGTCGCTTTGGCAGTATCCGATGGAAAACTGGATACTATCTTTATCCACTTCAACACCATATTTTTCTTTCATGTCTTCCATAAATCCTTCTATAACTGGATAGTACCAATCAAAGTAGTCTAAATTTTCATAATGATTATTTCTTACTTTCTCTTTTATTTCTTCTGGTAGGTCTTGATATTTTACGCATTCGTGTTGTTTTACAATTATGTATTTTTCCATAGCTTTACCCCCTTATTGGTTTAATTTCATATATGGCCTTTTTTGTCCCTTCTGGAGTTTCAATGTAACATAGTACTGCACCGTGCCTTTGGAATATTGCAGGCTTCCCTTTTTTCTTTTTGGATTCCAGGACAGTCCCTCTATATTTCCTTTTACCACTAACACCTTCAATCAATTCCCCTGGTCTTGGATACCAGTTTTTTGGTGCTTCAACGGATATAAATTTTGCCATACTATCACCCCCTTTATATTGTTTTAAAGGCCTTAGTGCCTATGATTTGCCCTCTATCGTTTCTTACAACGTATTTCTCTCCAGTATGAGGACTGACAAACATAATTGGCTTCAGTCCCCTATGCATTAGAAGTTTTTTTGCTTTTTCTATAAGGCTTCTATTGCGCTTGAATTCTAATAGTACTGGTAAAGAAACAATTACAATTGTCTCTTTACCTTCCAGAATTTTTGGTAGTTTTTCTATTATTATCCCTACGTCTTTAAAGTCCCCCTGGATAAGAGGGATATTTTTGAAACTACCTTTTATGTCCTCGGATTCTATGAGTCTTAAGCTTCCGTGTGATTCAATTGTTAAGATTTTTTTGTTTTCCTTATACACATTAACGACATGAGGAGTTAGGTTTAATAGTATTTTCATTGTCTTACCCCCTTTTTGCTATTTCGTTTAAAAAGAGTTGCCTTAAAAAGTTTTTAACGTATTTTCTTAAGTTTTTTCTAAACCTTACTCTAACCTTTCGCTTATCTCCTTTGAAGGTTCTTAATATGAGATAGTCGGTTTTATATATTGTCCCGTCATGAAGGAAATTTGTTTTAATCAAGTTTTCAGATATGTCCTTGCGCCTATCCATGAGCAATCCAAATAAGTCATAACTCCGTACTAGGTTTTTGATTTTTTCGTTAAGGCTTCCGTGTACATCTCTACCATCTATTATATTTAATCCTCTTTCTGAGTATGTTACGTCAAAAAATTCTTTCCAAATTCTTTCTATATTTAGGTTTTCAAATTGCTTCAATGTCTCTTCGTTAATATCCCGTTGCTTTTGTTTATAAAATCGTTTCAAATATTCGTAGTATGTGAATGGGATTTTTAAGTATGCATAGTTTTTAAGTATTTTATTCCAAAAACTTATTTTAATTCTTTTTATTAGCTTTGTTTTATAGGCTTCAAATACTTCTGGAGACACAATACTTAATTCTAAATTTATGTTTTTAAATTCTTTCTCCAGTAAACTTATATCTTTTTTTATGTCTTTTGCCTTTTTAACCGACTTGTTGTACGCTTTAATCAGTTTTGTTTTTTCTCTTTCTGGGATTATAATTTTCTCCATAGTTTACCCCTTTTTTTCTTTTATTATCGACATACTGGGATAAGGGATAGCTCCCTTATCCCAGTTATTACTTATTGCTTGCCATATCTTTTGATAAAGTTATTGACATATCTTTGTAATTTTTTCTTAAAGGTTAGTCTTATTTTGTATCTATCCCCCTTAAATGTTCTCATTTTTAAATAGTCGGTTTCATAAGTGACCCCACTGATTATAAAATTTGCGCTAATAAACTTATTATAGATTTCTCCACTGTTTTTATAGCCGTCCATTAGCAATCCAAACAGGTCAAAGCTCCATACAACGTCTTTGACCTGTTCGGTCAAGCTTCCATATTCATTGCGAGCGCCTTCAATTTCAATTGTACGTCCGCCGTGAAAATTCCAGTCAAAGAATTTTACCCATATTTTATGGATACTTGCACAAAATTCTTTCTCAAATTTGTTAAGATTCTCCATGTTAATTGGGTATTCTTTCCTTTGGTATATCGCCAAGTTAGCTTTATAAACATTGAATGGGATTCTAAGGTGTAAATATCTATGAAATATCTCGTCCCAGAACGCCCTTGTGATTTCGCCTTCAATGTCTGTTTGCATAGTTTCAAATAACGCTTGAGATACTGCGTCCATAGACATTTTGATTTTATTTATTATTAGCTCGTTCAAGTCCCACACGTCTTTTTTAAGGCCTTTTGCTCTTGCAATTGCTTCGTTATAAGCTTCAACCAATTCTTTTTTCTCTTTTTGCTCAATTATAATTTTCTCCATGACTTACCCCCTTTTTGTTTTTTTGTTATTGACCTATGCATATACTATATGCATAGGTCATACATTTGTCAAATATTATTTTTCACTTCATTTAATATTTTTTGGAATTTCTCTTTTAACCTTGACATAATTTTTCTAGTTGCTTCAATTTCCTGTTCCAGCGCTTCAATATTTGGGATTATATTGTTTTCAGTTATCAAAAGGTCAATTTGGCCTTTTTTTGTGGCTTCAATTTTCCAATCATTGTCTATTGTTATATTTATCCCGCTAATTTTTATTAGTGCGAGATAGTGGATTCCAAAGAATAGTCTTAGTTTTTCTGGTAGGATAGGTTTAACGTCACTGACCAATCTTTGATAAGCTTCAATTATACAATCAAAGTCTTTGATATACAGGTTTGCCTTGTCTAAAATATTTCTCATATCCTCTGGAGTAACTGAATAGAGAGGCTGGTCAAAGACAGTATATCCCTTGTATTTTATTATTAGCTTGTTGTCCTCACTAAGGGCTTCAAAATTGCCCTTGCAAGCGTAAAAGGGATAATCTGCATAAACTTTATAACGTGCTTCAATGAAAATCTCTTTAATTTTTTCCATAGTTTGCCCCCTTTATTTTAGTCTTTTGTTTCGGTTGGTATTATTGAATACCAGTTACCTTTTTTGTCCTCTTTTGTCTCTAAACTTCCAGAGTCCCAGCCGTTGAAGTCTTTTTGCTTTTCAATAAATTTTTTTGCTCCTTCTAACTGTCTGAACACTGCAAGCGTTATAGTTTCAATACAGTCATTAAAGTTTTCAGTGATTTTTTTCTGGACGATATAGATTTTCATATCTTAACCCCTTTTTTTTCTCTTTTATATTGACATTAAAGCTTAAATTTTTTTATCTGGAATAAGAGAGAACATCTCTCTTATTCCAGTCCTTCACTTATTCCAGATAAAACACGCCTTTATCTGTTTCAATGTACCCGTCGTGCCTTAAATCATTGCCCAGTGCTTCATAATTAATGTAGGGCAATATTTTTTCTGGAATTTCTCCAAGTAGTCCCTCGTCAACGAATTCTCTCGCCAAGTCCTCAAGTGAATAACCCTCATAGTAAGTAACATCGTCTATGTATTCCAGGGCTTCTGTAGGTTCATATCCCATATGCTCAATTAGAAATTCCAGCTTGTCCTTATCCTCTTGTGACATAGAGGATAAGGCCTCACCTAATTCTACCAAGTCGTCTATATCCTCATATTCGTCTATTTCCAGGTTTTGCAAGTCAGTTTCATAGTCTGTTATAAAAACTTCTTCTCCCCCGCCAGCTTCAATGATTTTATTGATTTCTCTTTCTATAGTTTCTTTGTCTAGTGCTTCAAAATCAAGCCATTTTCCTATCAATTTACCTTCATTGTATGCGTGTAAATTTGTTATAAATACTTTTAACATAGCTTTACCCCCTTTATTTTTTTCTCTTTTATATTGACATTAAATCTCAAAATTTTTTTATCTGGAATAAGAGAGAACATCTCTCTTATTCCAGTTTCTTTTATTAGTCCTCGTTGTCCCATTTTTCAAAAAAGCTTAACTTTGGGTAAGACATCATTAATAATGTCACCTTATTGTCACTTGAAACTATGTCCTCAAATTCAAATATGAGGACAATATTTTTCCCTTTATCTGGTTTTTGTATTGACATTGACACCTTACCGCTTATCACTATTTCAAGCAATGGTAGTAATATTTTTTGAATTCGTTCAATTGAAGGGATGTAATTGTATAGATGGAATATAAGAGAAGTAAGGTAGGATAGTTTCAAGTCTTTTGTGTCTAAATCATTAAAAATTGCCTTGTTAATCTCTGTTTCTCTTTCTTTATTTTCTAATATTTCTGAAAAGTCTATATCTCTATTTGAATTGGCTTCAATGTATATATTGAATTCTTTCATTAATGGTAAACTTTCGCTACAAATTTTCTCATTTCCTATATCCTCAATTGGTAAGTATAAGGCAATATATTGGTTCCCTACCAACAATTTTTCTCCTTGTGCTTGAATGTAAAAACTATCCTCTTTTTTTCCTATCTTGTGCAAGTATTTAATAATCTTTTCAATATCTTTGTAGCCTTTCATTGAATACAGTTTCTTTAATGTTACTTCTTTCATATTATCCCCCTTTTTTCTTTTTGTTATTGACATTAAACCTTAATTTTTTTTGTCTGGAATAGGGAATAAATCCCTTATTCCAGGCCTTCAATCTCCTATTCCAGGGCTTCACTAGCCATAACATATAGGCCAGGTTTTACCCTTTTAACATACCATAAAGAATAGGCTTGTCTTAGGTACTCTTTGGCTTCCTTCAATGTTTTGAATTTAAGGTCGTACCCGTCGCTTGGGTGTATTTTCCAAGTATTCGTTTTGACCTTGTAAATCTCTCTTGTTACTAGCATATTATCCCCCTTATCTTACTTTTTATTTTTCTAATAATTTCGCCAAGTTATCTAATTCTGGACTATCGGTTTCAAGCCATTTAATCCTTTGTTCTATTTCTTTTTCCAGTTTGGTAGTCATAATATCTAGGAACATTATTTTTTTATCCTCTTCTATACTTTCAAATGCTTCTATGTCACCAGTTGGTAAAAATGGCCAAACAATCACATAACCACTGGAGATATCGTACTCATGAATTTTTAAACCCTTTTCAAAATGATATTTAGCTTCAAATTTGATGTTAAAGCCAAGGTTTTTTAATCCTTCAAGTAAGGTCAGCATATCCCTTACTTGCCTTATTTTTTCTAAATCTTCTTTTAACGAAGATTTGTTGAATCTGTGTCTTTTGGCTTCAATCAAAACTACCAAATAATTTTCCTTAAAGTACTTTTGTAGTTTCTCAATAAATTTTTCTCTTTTCATTTTTCTTTCTCCCTTTTAAGTTATTGGTTTTATTAACTTTATTGACCTAACCAATTAACCTGGTAAGGTGAAGGGATAAACTGACCTGGTAAGGTGAAGGGATAAACTGACCTGGTAAGGTGAAGGGATAAACTGACCTGGTAAGGTGAAGGGATTGTTAAACAATCCCTTCACCAGTTTTTTTAGACGGTGATTGTTTTATTTTCTAGCAATGTTTTTTTGCCATGCCTTACGTAAGACATAGCAAACTTTTGGGAAAAAGGTAAAACTACAAAGATACCTTTTTCCCAATGAGTCCCACCATTGCTGGTGTTTTTCCAGCAATGGTGGAATATAGTATGGTCAAAACTGTCAACTGACAGTTTTGACCAGCTCCCTACCATTGTTTCTTTCTCTTTATATAATCCGATAAATACCTTTGCTTGTTTCTCCTCTTTTAATGGAATCCTTTGTTTTTCAATTACTATTTGATTGACACAGTCAATCAAATAGTAATCCCTAGACAATATTTTTGGTGGACGGACACACAAGCTGTTTTGGAAGGTTATAAGTAAGGGATAGTCTAAACTATCAAGGGATATATCCCTTGATAGTTTAATTTGCGGATTGTTCTTGTGACTATAAGCACACTCCACGTCAAAATAAATCCAGTTATCCGTTTCCTTGAGTTTCCTTAAGGAAACGGATAACTTTAATTCAACAATGTTAAAAAATCTTTTCCTGTATCCCTTGAAACCAATAAGTTTTTTGGCTTCAAGAGGATGTTCTCTTAAAAATTTCCTTGCTTCACTGAAAGAATTAAATTTGTTTTGCATAATAAACCCCCCTTAAGTTATTGATTTTATTGACAAATTTCCTTTTGTCCATACATTGTGTTATTGTCCAATGTATGGACAAATTTTATCTCATACCTTTTCAAATAATCTTTAATTTTCCTTTTCAAGGATTTGTACAAGTAAGCGTCAGGGTACTCTATCCCGTCCAGGGATAGCGTATAAGCAAAATTCAAGAGATAATCTTTCAAATGTTCCCTTTCTATCCCGCTTAAGAGATAGGGAACATTTGAAATGATTTTATTTACATAACCATAAACCGATATGGGATTGTCCAAATAATCCCATATCGGTTTAAATTTTTTATTCTTTTTTGTCTTGACAGTTTCAGAGTAGTCTGGATTGTCCATGTACTTTTGGAACAGTCTATGTGCTGTTCCATGTGGACAATCCAATATTTCGCCTATCTGACGATAGGTGAAATTAAAGGATTTTCTCAAGACATATACATGCCTTGAGAAAATTCTTCTTTCGTCAAAATTCATTTCATAAATTTTAGTGATAGTCTTAATCCTTAGTTCGGGATTAAGACTATCACTAAAATTTTTCTCCAGGTTTTTTAACCTGGAGAAAAGATATTTTTTTGTATAGCAATTAAGATTTAACATCTTTCTTTCTCCAAATTTTTAAAGGTTAAACGAAAAAAAAAGGCAATACAATTTTAAGATAAACTTAAAATTGTATTGCCCACAGATAACCAACATAGCAACTAGCGATTATACTAGTTGCTACAAATACAAAATTTTTAACATAGTTTAAAATTTTCATTTTCCATACCTCTTTTTTTTCTTTTTTCCTTGACATTACCAACAATCACTTATCTATATGCTATACCCATGCCAAATGTATGATATACACATAATTTATATAAAATTTTTATAAATATGTGGAATCACTGGAAAAAATTTAAAATTGTCAAAATATAGACACCAATTTTTTTGATTTTACATTGACATTTATTTTTATATTGACAAAATTTGAAATAGCGATTTTACAAAATTTCATAAATGTATAAATTTTTTGAAAAATATTGTTGACAAAAATTGTCAAAAAATTACAAAAATTGTCAGCGTAATTACAAAAAAATTGTCAATATAAAATAGTCAAAAAAGCGACATTATATTCAAAAACCATGCCAAAATTATATATGCAATGTGTGTGCCATGTGTATGATATATGCAAGAGATGTGCCAATGGTGCATATGCAAGGGGTGTGCCAAGACGGGGGCGGGTGGCGCACTAGGCCTCTCTCACATATATAGTAAAATTTTACTATAAAGATTCTTATTAAATTTTTACCGTAAGAGTTTTTATAAGAGTTTTAGTAAGAATCCTTCTCTCACATATATAGTAAAATTTCATAATGGAAGCTTTGTAGAGACCCACTTCTATACGCATTAAGTCCGATGGAGCATTCTCCCCTCCAGATGTATGAGGAGTGTGTTAGAATAATTCCGTGTAATCCTGTGTAATCCTGAATTTTCGGGAATTTTGTATTTTAAATGATTTCAGTGGGTTAAATGGTAGAATGGGTGTTCTTACAGCGAGGATATGGAGTGAAGTTGGTGTTGTAATGTGTTGAAATTATTGTTTAAAAAATGAAATTTTGAGGAATTTGAAGGAATATTGAGATTTGTGGAGATTGAGGGAGGATTGTTCCTCCCTCCAGAGGTTGGTTTATTTGTGTGTGCAGTTTAGGTTGACTATGTTTTCGTGGTAATTTTTCATTATATTGTTGACGTTTAACCACTTGTTTTTTGTTGGGAGGAGTATTGTTCCCGTCAGTCTTCCATAAAAACCATATCTCCTATCGTGTAGCTGGAGGAGAACTGGGGTGGGAGGATGGAGTAAGGTTTCTAAGTATTCCTTCTCCCCAGCTCCCATTAAAATGATTTTGTCTATGGATACTCCACATGAGAATGCCTGCCTCTTTCCCTTCCTCCCAGACCTAACCTCAAACGTGTCTATGCCAAATAACCTGACTACACGATTACCTCTGAATGTGCAATTACACTCAACAGTATCACCATCTATTACCCTGACTAAAATACAATAATCATAAGAAGGTAAAAACGACGAAGAAAACCCAGAGAAAATAAAAATTGATGAGATTAATAATAAAAGGTATTTTTTCATTTTTGACTTGACCTCCTGTTTTTATAATTTTCCTTGACAATTAGTCCCAGTAGTTTGATAAGAGTATAAGCTTTACTTTGACGTTTTTCTTCTTCCCCAGAGTTTTTGCAATGAGAGGGCTGGAGACGAGGATATCTACTGTTCGTGTGTACCTCTTGTCCATTAAATCAACTACCTTCTTGACACCATAACCCTCTATGTAAATGTACTTCCCTAATAAATGCATTAAATCACGACTGACCGCAACATCCCTCCCAACTACAACACGCTTGTTAAGAGCATTTTTGAAAGGAGTGGCGTCACACTCAGACTCCCTGGGAGTGTAAAAAGTGACAGTTACCTCGTAAGACGTTACACTCCTTAACCTCTCCTTCAACTCCCTTATCCCTCCCTCCAGAAAAGATACCCTGCTCTTTAAACGAATGTTCTCCACAATTAACCTGTCCACCCCTACATCGAAAATCCTATCATAACATAAAAAACTACATAAAACTAAACTAACTATTAATAGCAATACTACTAACACCTCCTTAACCCTAAAAAACACCCCTCATACCTCCTCTTTTTACATTTATTTGTTGACCTTTTCTAAACAGAAGTACGGGAATGTGAATGACCTAGTGTCCTCGTCGTGTAATTCTACCAAAAACCCATAACCACCATAGTCATCCTTAATCCTCCCTACCTTCCCAATAAACTTATCCATCTCCTTTACCCAGACATCCTCCCAACCACCTTCCTTGCTCTCTGCCTTCCTCACAATCCTCACCTCATCCCCTATAGATAACCCCGAAGCCTTGTGATTTTCTACATATTCCTTGACACTTTCCTCCCTCAATACCTCCCTCTCTAACCTTGCCCTCAAAGTCCCTCTCCATAATTTCTCCTTCCACATACTACACCTCCTTTTTGTTGTTAACCCTTGACATTAATATATCATAAAAAACAAATTCATTAAAATAGTCTGCACTGTAAATTGAATATAAATAACCATAATGCGCAGGGACTCCCGTCTTTCCATCTAATAACAAAGCACCCCACACCCTCCTCCTCTCTTCCCAGTCAGCAGCAGAAATGGTGTCTGGCCTGTCCGTGTTATCCCAATAAGAAAAATCCTCATACTTGACGTTCTTTAACCCAAATGGCGGTAACTCAAAATTATCATAAAATAACATGCCATAAATTTTACCCTCAAATGGGAAAATAGCTACATCTAACTCGTAAAACTTCACAAACTCCTTCTTTCGCTTCTCTACCTCATCCAAAAAATCCGTTACAGTACCTATCCCAATACCTTTCCTCACATAAAAATCCGCTAACCTGTCATACACCTTCCTCGTCCACCTCTCCCTCTCCTTAACCAAATTCCCTAACAATACCTCCATATTACTATCAATAAACCTAACCCCCGTGTAAATCTTTACACTCATACTACACCTCCATCCGTTAAAATATAATAGTATCCTTGCCATCTATGTGGAATATACACATGATGTGTCTATTTGTCAAATAGAAATTTTTACTTTTTACTCTTGTGGTGGGTTGTTGAGGAGTGAGACTACGTATTCAAGTTCTACGTGCTCTGTTTCTTCTACTACACCCCAGTCCCATATTATTTCGTCTAGGGCCTCTTCTGTTTCTGCGTTTCTGATTTCATTCTTTGTCTGGTAGTAGTATGCCATAACGCTGCTAATCCAGTCCCACACTTTTTGAATTTCATTAATGACATCTGTATTCCCAGAATCTTTAGCAATCTGGTAGAGGGATAGGAAGCTGGCTTGTGTTCCCTGATTGTAGTGTGAGCATATAAAGTCCTCAAATTCTTTTTTGAGTTTTGCTAATTTATATTCTTTCAATTCATCTAGTGTGTACCCTGGAAGGGGTGTGTTTCCTTCCGAAATCCAGTCCATGATTTCATTGTAATGTCTGTTTCCAGGGTCCAGAGGAACAAACATTCCGTCTAATAAATATCCTTTAAGTTCTTTTGTCTCCATGTCTCTTACTTCTTTTACTTCCATGATTTAACCTCCTCTTTATAGTTCAGCATCAAATCTATATGGACTTGATAAGATTGTAGGTATGGTTCTCATTGGAATAATCCTGTCATTATAGGAATACGTTCCATCATCCGAATACCTGTAATACCTCAAGCACCTTATCCTTTGCATATCTGGAGGGATGTATTCATATGCAGTTGCAACATCCCCTTCTTCTAGTTGAACATAATTTACCTTTATCCAATCTCCTACATCTTCCAAGCAATTCTCTCCGATTACTACCCTAAATGCCTCTTTCTCATAAAAGTGTATCTTATCAATATCAATATCTATTAAATCAAACGTAACTGAGAGCGTCTGATACTCTCCGTTTCCAGTGTACGCAAGCGTCCGAGTCCTATAAACCGTGTCATCTGAATATTTTAAAGAAACCTCAATATTTCTTGGCTTGTTTGAGGCTAGCTTAAACGAAATCGTGACTGGGCTCTTTTTAATTAAAATGTCCGAAACCATATTCCCTTCTATCCTCTGCTCTAAAGGAATGACTCTGTTGGATGTTCCCTTCTCCAGTAGAGTTATCTTACATGATTGTTTTTCAACTATTGACTTTCCTGTCTCTTGGACCAGAGATTGGATTTCAAATGGCTGGAGGACTTTGTTGAAAATTCTTACCTGGTCTATCTTATAGTTTTTGCTGGTCCACTGGTTTCCTATATAAACCCAACCGTCATTATGGTAGAGGTAATTGCTTTCAGTCGCCTCTACTTCATTATCAAAAGTTCCATCAATGTATAATTTTAGATGGGTTCGGTCTATGGTAACCGTTATATTGTGCCATTGTCTATAATTTAACAGTGTGTTGGCATATAAGAATTTTAACTTGTCTCTATACCAAGTATTGGCAATATAACGAAATCCGTTTTCAACTACTACTTGCCGATTGTCGGTGCTTACTAACCATATACCAGGTTGCCTAGAATTATCCTGCGTAGTCTTCCACTGGTTGGTGTAACGATATGTTGTATCTTTTCCGTCAGGTGTTAGATGAAAGATATTTTGTCCAGCTCCTATATGTCCATACACATAAATCCATAAAGAGACTGTAAATTCGTTTGTCCCCCCTCTCTGAACCTTGTTTTCCGTTCTGAGCCAGCTACCCGTTCCTTTGTTGTAGTAATCTATACATCCGCCGAATTTTCCCATTCCCCAAACAATATTATTTTCTATGCAGTTATAGTTTCCCCCTAGGTCCTGTCCGTTTCCATCCAAAGGCCAGCAGGCAAGACAACTTCCATCTCCTAGAATATCCAGCACATCAACTGTAGCGCCCGCTTCTCCTGCAATCTCTATGTAGTTTAGACATTCAATTTTGTTATCGTCAAAAGCTCCGCTCAGCCATCTATCAAAGGTATATTGTTTATTATTCTGAATAATAAATTTTTGTCCTCTTTGCATGACAGTAAAGTCACCATTAATTATCCTGTTCTTGTATCCAGAAATTGTAATTCTTTCTGTTCCAGGAATTATTGTTTCTAGGTCTCTTATTACTGTCTCTGTTATTGGGTCGTATATGTAACTCATCTTAAGGAACTCCTTTGATTAAAGTTCAGCATCATATATATAATATGACCCTACATGAGAAATTGTTGGGTCTGTTCTCATAACGACAAGCTTTTTGAAGTGGTTGTAACTATTATCATCCATTATTCTGTAGTAGCGGATACATCTAAGATACTCCACATCAACAGGAATGTTTTCAAAGTATGTGGCTTCCTCTCCCTCCTCCATTTGTATGTTTTTTATTTTTATCCAATCTCCCGCATATTCAAGGTCTCCTTCTCCTATAACTAATCTAAAGGCCTCTCGCTCAGTTAATTTGTCTGGTTCGTTCGTAGTGTCTATGGAACTTAAATCAAACGTGGTTGACAATAACTGATAGTTCCCACTACCAGAGTAAGATACTGTATTCTCTGCATAAGTAGATTCATCAGGATTTTTGATAGCTACTTTAAAATCTCTATTGACATTTGAGGCCAGCTCAAATGATACCGTAACTTTTTCTTTCTGGAGGATTAAGTCGTAGGCAAACGTTCCTTCTATCCTTTGCTCCAGAGGAATAACGTTATTAGAAGACCCCTTATTGACAAGCTTTACTCTATAAAGCAATCCATATTTTTCCCGTTCTGTCATCTCTTCTATACGAATGTGATTAATCTCTTCTGCCGTTAATATCTTTTTAAAGATTCTTACTTGGTCTATCTTGAAATTTTTGTAGTGCCATTTATTTCCTATATAAAAATAGCCATCATTGTGTTTGAAATTTTCTGATGCCGTAAATTCGTCTGTAAGCTCTCCATCAATATATAGCTGGATGGTTTGAAGGCCTACGGTTACCACAATGTGATGCCATTCATTGAATGTTATCCCTCCAGTCGTCTTATATATTCCAATATCTCCGTGAGTAACCCCATCATTTTTTATAGTAAATTTTGTATTATCATCATGACAAAGCCATAGAGCTGGCTGGCGGGAATTTCCATTATTGTTATTGTTGTCTGGAGATAGATGCCATATGCTAATGCTCTTTCCAAGACTTCCATATACATAAATCCAAGCGCTTATGCTTATCTCATTAGTCCCGCCTCTAGCGATTTTGTTGTTTGTGACCATGTAACTTGTCTCAGGAGCATTATTGTAATCAATACATTCATATAGCATTCCGTCTTCTGTAAAACTTACATCGTGCCCAGTGAGAGGGTAGTTCCCGCTGAGGTCCAAAAAATCTCTATCTAAATTCCAGCAGGCCAAGCAACTATTATCGTCCAAAATATCTAAGACATAACCAGGGATTATTGTTGAGCATTGAATATCATTATCATCAAAGGCCCCGCTTAACCATCTGTCTGCAGTGTATTTTTTATCATTCTTTATTCTAAATAAACTTCCCCGTTGATAAAATCTAAAGCTTCCATTTATCAGTCTGTTTTTGAACTCAATAAAAGGTAGGTCGTCTAGGCTGGGACCCTCTGCTCGCTTGGTTTCATATAGTTTCCGTGTGAAAGGGTTATACTTATAAGCCATGTTTATACCCTCATTTTTTGCTTGATTCACTTTAAACTATAATCTATTGCTTGACAATAATCTACTTATATCAGTAATATTGACACAAGTATATAGAACATATAATGATTTTTTTCTCGGAGGATTAGCTATGAGTAAAATTCTGCTTCCTGCAGAAGCGCCTTTAGATTTATACAAGGCAGCCTTCATATTTTATAAGAAGTATAATCTAAACTTTTGTGACTTTCTTTTTATTTACCCTAACAAACCTTTCACGGTGAGGAATAATGATATTTTACTAGGTGTAAATATAGAAGTGAACGAAAAAGTTGTCAAACTCAATTCCCTAGAGGAAGCGGTTAGTTATCTAGGAGCATCAGATGAATTTGAATTTCTCTTTTCCATTCCAGACTCAGTTCTTTTAGGTTTTAGTGTGAAAGACAAAACCCTTACCTTAATAAGATTGTTTGAGTTCTTTTCTACCTACTATAGAAATCTAGTTAGAAATACGCCTTTGACAGAATTACTTGACAAAATAGACATCGTAAAATATAATAATCTGAAAATAAGTATCCAAAAAGATGGACACTTTATCTCTCCAGAAGAGCGACTTGTCTTATTCAAAAGTCCTGGAGTGGACTTTTGTATCTTTTATTCCAACGGGACAGTTGGAATACAGAAGAATTTAATTAGAAAGAAGACGCCCCTTCTCACACAATTATCTCTGAAGAAATATCTGCCGACCGAATACAATTGGTTTATTCACAGGCGGGGACATCTGCTGGTGTCTAAGTCAAATGTGAAAGAGGATATGATTGATGTTGTAAGAGAGGCCTTAATTAAGGCCTTGAAAGATTTTAAGCAAGATAAGGAGGAAACTTATGAGGGTTAAATATCCAATGTGTGTTAGTGGAGATGGCATCGGCAAATGGTTTAAACTAAATGCAAACCTGACAATCAAGCCGATGTCTGGAAGATTTATAGGGATGAACTCTAGCAATGAACTTGTGCTCATTAATGGAAGTACTGGAGGAAAAATCTTAGGCTGGTTAGACATGCCTAACGATGCTCGTGTATATCAAATGTCTGACATCTTTGAATCTACCCTTCATCCAGATTACACTTATAAGGCTGGCGACCATGTGTTTTTAATCACTCAAGACTTAGGAGACTCTTTGTTTAGAGTTCCTCTTGTCGGTGGTTCTTTGAGTGATGTTGTAGAGGGCAAGGCAATGGCCTTAGTAGTAAATAGTGATGGCCTACAGGGTATAGACACTTCCTACAGTGGCACAGAGCAGCACGTAATTATATTTAGTGCTGAGAGTGAGGAAGATATTATCGTGAAACCTATTGTCTAAATTTAAATGAACAAACTACTGGAGGTTATAGACTATGGCTATGAAAAGAACTGATTTTACTAAATACCTTTTAAAACTTGGTTATGAGGTATTTTGGGATAATTATGATGAAATTGGGTCAGTCTGGGAGCAATTATTTGATGAAGAAGATACAGATAAGCCCTACGTTGAAAGGATGTCCATGTCTGGACTGGATGACTTAGAGGAAAAGGGCGAGGACGAGCCAATCAAATATGATAAGATGGCAGACGGTTGGCCAATTCTTGGAAAGGTTAGGACCTTTGCTAAAGGTATCGCTTTCTCTATGGAACTCTATGAAGACACCCAAATTGAGCAATTATTCTCCCAGGCAGTAGCATCCTGGTCCAAAGCATATACAAGGACTAGGGATAGGTTTTATGCACGCTTCTTTAATGAAGGTGCATTGCTTTCTGGGTCTGATGTTTTTGATAATAGTATTCCTGGTGTAAAGTTAGACCCGACAGGAAAATTCATTTACGACGGCAAACCTTTCTTTGCTGATGCAGGAAATCCTCATCCATTGAGGCATTCATCGGATGCAATCGTTAATTATGCACCACTACCTATTGATGAGTCTGTATCTTTGGACGTAGCCACTCAAAATTTAATTGATGTTTACCAGAAAATGACTATTGACAATGCTAAAGATGAGAAGGGTGATGAGATTTTAGTCACCCCTGATACCATTGTTATTCCCCCAGCACTGAAATTTAGGGTGAACCAGATATTAAATTCTGACTATTTTCCAAAACTAGATTCCACTCCTTCTGCTATTAACCCATTGAAGGGAATGCTTGATGTTGTTGTATGGCCCAGGTTGAAAGACCCAACAGGGTGGTTCCTAGTCGAGAGAAAGCGTGGTTTGAAGGCTCTTAACAGGAAAGACGTTACTATAGATGTTTGGGAAGACCCAGAAACAAAACAGGTGAAGGCATCTGTAGTATGCAGATTTGGAGGATATGTAGAAGACGTACGTTACACTTTTGGTTGTAACATAGCACAAAGCTAATAGGAGGTACTTATGGCAAAGGCTACAGAAGATACGAAACTAAAACCAGGTCAGACTGGGACTCAGGAGTCTAAGCAAAACAACCCACAAGAGTCTGCAGCTAAAAATACTGGCAGTGGAGAGTCTAGTAAGGCTAAAGATTCGGCAAAGACTAAGTGGGTTGAGGTAAAAGACCCTGCAAAGGCTTTGGCTGCACATAAAGCAGGCAAGTTGGTTAGGAAGATAAGGAAGGGAATTGGTTTTGTTTATATCATAGAAAATAAATAGCCATACCTCCCTTATCATACAAAACCCACTCCCTGCCCCTATGCAGTTTAGTAGGGGCAGGGGAAACAAAGGAGGTATCTTAAAGTGTCTATTATAGCTACGGTTGCGCACCCTAAAGCAAACTCTTACTTAAGCTTAGAGGAAGCTAACGAGATATTTTCTGTCTATCCAGACATAGGTTGGGGAGACTTTTCTGACCTTGAAAAGGAAAATATTTTAAGAGCGGTCACGGCTAAAATAGATACTTTAAGATATCTCGGAAGTAAGTTCTTTGACAATCAGCCGTTAGAATTTCCACGGAAATATGATGTGCGTGTAGTAACTCCTGTATATTCGTCTATTGTAGTGTCTGGGATAGAACAAACGTCTTCGTTTTCAGTTGTAAGTCAGAATGACTATACTTACACAATATCGAATCCAGGTTCAGCTACGTTCTTACTCCCAGCATTTCCCAAACAAAACACACTCTCGCTAATTATTGTCGATACTGGGGATGTCTATGTGGATGACGGTGCAGGCAATTTGTTAGACGTAGGTAGTGGAAGTATAGTTGGTACAGTTAATTATCAAGAGAGGACCATCACCCTTTCTTCTCCTCCAGATAGTGACATACAGGCACATGGGGACTGGATACTTGCAGATAAGTTATCATCGCAGGCTTTAGTTTTTGATGTTGCTAAGTTTTTGCCTGATTTATTTAAAGGTGGCTCTATACATATAATATATAATGACGGCTCAAGAGAATATTTTGATGTTACAGGTCATAATTTGATGACTGGAGAAGTGACTTTGTCGGGTAGCTATAAAAGGTATCCGCCGACGCATATTATATTGTTTGCTCCCTATTTTCCTGAGTTAAAGAAAGCCGTAGAGTTGCAGGTGTTGGCTCAGTTAGGCGCTGACATTGCTGACTGGGATTCATTAGAAAATCGGGGAATAAAGTCTATAAAAATAGGTGATACTGCCCGCTCTTATTCTGGTGTGATGCCTAATACTTCTAAGAATGCTGCGTTAGCTGCCAAGTATAGGATTCATCCTGTAGTCCTAACTTTATTGGCACGCTTTACTATATACGGTAAAATGGAAAGTTTTTATGGAAAGATTTCGGTGTAGTAGCCATGACTGAGTATTATTCAAAAGCTGACTTTTTTAGAAAGACTTGTCACGGAGTTCTCCAGAAGGCTAGCTGGTGGAAAGAACAAGACCCTGTAATAATACCGATAGAGCAGGGTGTTGGAGTTAAGCTAAAGACAGATTATACAAAAATATTTTCGTTTGTTCGTGACCATCACTCTGCGTGTGATTACATGAATCACGGAACTTTCTTTGGGTCAGAATCTTTCAAATATGATATTACTGATTATGTTTGGGCACTGTTTGCAATAGGTGGTTACTCTGGATATGAAATTGTTGATTGTTTATTATTAGAAGACGGTCAGTTTTATTCATTACCTTATGGGGCTGAAGTTCCATACAAATACATACGACCTTCTGGGATAGGCCTTATTGACCCAGAAAGTTCACCGTATTTATATGGGTTTCAGCGATTGGACTCTGTAGCTTTTAGGATAGAGCCTTATTTAGTAGATAATCAGCATATTTACTTTTACATAACTCGTGACCTTACATACTGTTTGGACTCGGGTTATTTTTATGAGTTGGTGGTTATTGCACAACATAAAGATTCCTTAGCTTTAACTTATGGTGAATTTAAAAGGTTATCTCCAATGTGGAGAATTTATATGAGGCCGTTTACAATACCAACATTGGCTTTTTGCCATGATACTCCCAGAGAGTACATGGATTTCTTTGAGAATGTCATTCCTCAGAGAGGTTTATAATGGCGTCAAAGACTATAAGCGGTTATACGAGACAAAGGTTTTCGGTTTATCGTAGAGCAGGTGGGGTTTACTCAGACACATCTCTGAGGCCTTTATATGAGAATGTAGCCTGTAGATTTGTAGAGTATGGGCAAATGACGTATGATAGAACTCAGGAAGTGGAATTGGTAATAGGGAAGGCGCAGGTATGGACTGAGCATGAACTTCCTGGGGTAAGGAAGGGTGATATTGTAGTTTTACAAAATAGTGATGAATATGTCATTTTAACTATAGAGAGGCGTAGGGATATAACAGGTAAGTTCGACCACACTAAACTGATTTTGGCGTAACTATGGCAAAGTTTTATTCTTCTTTACCAAAAAGATTTAGGAAGAGCATGAGCATAGATTTGAACTTGGGTTTTGATGAAGATGAAGTGGAGCACGCTTTAGCAGACCTGAAACTTAAGCTTTATCACTCAGGTTCGTTTATTGCTTACATAGCTGCTGAAGAATACGGCAAAACGTTTTATAGAAGTATAGTTAAATATCTTCCCACGGCTACTGGATTACTACAGTTATCTGCCACTCCAGTATCCACGGGAAGCTTAGCGGTAAGAGGTAAAGTAACTCGGACTTCCAGGGGAACGAGTACACCAATATTTGGTTGGTTGAATAAACACTCCTGGAAAACAAGGAAGGCTTATAATGTAGAACTGAATCCAGATTTAGTGGAAGTTCAGTTTTTTATCCCTTATAAAAATTGGAAGCGCAGGCCCATGAAGGAATTGGGTTTTTACGTTACTTTTAAACGTGAGGCCTTTGATGAACCTGATTTTGAGGCTTATGCCATAATGAAAGGTATAGAAAACTATGATGTTGTATCCAATCATTACGAGTTGATAATGGATGCAATAGCTCAGGGAAGTGCGGAGTTTGAAAGGTTGGCGAATACAGAGGTTTATAAAACGGTCTTCAACAAAGCCGTTAAGTGGATAGAGCGTCATGTATGGTCTTAGGAGGAGGTAGAAGATGAATATTATAGATTATGTAGCTACATATTTATCTAATCTTCCTCCAGACCATCCTATTAATGAAGCTTTTGGGCAGAAGTTGAATTTTTTGATGGACGACGAATTAAATTTAGATAATAATATCTTCCTATATAGATTTCCTATAACAGAGTATTCAGAGACTACTGTAGATATTGAGGGGGTTTCGGCAGATATTATATCTTCAGAGAGGTTTGGAATTTGCTTAATTCCATTGTCGGGAAGGGGCATTAATTTAACCGACTATTCTACTTATCCAGCGTTTCTTTGTCGCTGTCGTCACAAATTGCCTGGACGGGCGTGGCGGACATTAGAAGAAATAATTTACGAACTTCACGATAATGCTAGGGTTTTTCCCCAGAATGGCGTTATCTACTCCACTCAGACTAACCCATCTTTGTTGTATGCAGATAAACGTTTGATTTATTGTTTTCAGGCAGCTTTTAAAGTAATTGTTGCAGAACGAATTAAATAAGGAGGGCTTTTTATGGGCATTGTAGCTAAAAATGTTAATTTTTATACCGTAGGCATTCCTTTTCTATTTTTATATAAGGTAGATGATTGGAATGATGAAAATAGGGTTGATTGGGCTGCTCTTTGGAGGGCCTACACTGGAGTCGTGGACTATGATTCAGGCCACGTGTTGAATGCAAACTCAATCACCACTTGTAAGACTCCAGAGGAAATTTTATCTAAAGCTTATGTAGGAAACCTGGCGTCTGCTGAAGTAAGTGGTGATATTAAAACTGTAGAGCACACTGTATCTGTTTTAGGTAGGAAAGAGACAGATAAGGTTGTGCTTATTAGAAAGGCCATTGATTACAACATCTCATTTGATGAGATGGATGTACATTTGAAAAATTATCTTATCTCTAAAGATGTAAACTATCCAGACAGGAAAAAGATAGTGGCCAAAACTATCGCCAGAGCTCCACAGGGAGGAGCGGATGACTTTGGAGAAGGCGAAATTGAAATTATGGAAAACGCATTGATTCAGGTTGGTGAGGACTGTTCAAGCTTAGAATATGTCCTTACCAGAAGGTTGCGTGACCAGGGCACTCATTTTGGACCTTTTACAGACAGTGGAACCGATTATTACTTGGGCGGTATTTTTTACTTCTTAGTTGCTGACAAGGAAAGAGAACCGCAGATAGAAGACGAGTTGGAGAAATATCGCAGCAGGATAATTTGTGGATATTTCGTTTATGACCCAAACGAGCAACTGATGAAACTCCAACCATTTCCTAGCGGGATGGATACTTCTGCCTACTCTTATGAGGATACTACAATCCATAGTAATATCAAAATGTTGGTGAACAAGGCTGAGTCTCCAGTAGGTATTGAAACAAATGCTATAGCTGCAGACAGAAGTATCTTAGAAGTTTCTGTTGAACATTATAGCTGGGATGTAGATAGTGGTGATACTACTACTCAAGTATTTAGTGTATCTTTACCTCCTGCATTAATGCGTGGGACACTAACTTTAACTATTACTGGAAAGTATTGGGATGGTACTGAGTGGAAAGAGAGGACTGAAGTATTGTATGGCCTTCCAACATCATCTGCTGCCACTGGCGATACTGCACCTATTGGACTAACTGATGGTACTGGTTCGGTGCTAACTGATTCTACTGCCTGTAGTGTAAACTACAAGACTGGAAATGTAACTTTAACAATTAATTCAACTCTGGTTTCCGATATGCAGTCTAATTCTATGCCCACACAGACAATGCAGATAAGCTTGTCTTTTGTATCCAGTGAGAATTCATATATTCTCTGGACTGGATTGACCTGGGCTAAAGACTCTAAGATGTTTAATTCAGCCAGAGTGGTTCGTCCAAGGCTAGAGATTGAGGGTACGGCTTTGGTAGTGTTTAAGAATAACGTAGGTGTCTCTTTTGTTCATGTCTTACCCAGAGTTGTATTTAAGCCAGATGGGACAATTGACTTTGCGAAGGATGACTGGGAGAAGGGCTCTTTTGTAGTATCGGTAATTAGAGATGATACGGCGTTTATTCCTTACTTACCAACTAAGGTTAGAGTGCCTTTTGGCTTTATTAACACTTTTAGGATTTATGAGGAAGAGTAATGGTGAAGGGGGTATTAACATCCCCTTCCTGTTATAAACATAAGAGGAGGTAAATTGATATGGCTACAAAAGAAAGGATGAATTTGAGAAATCCTGATTCATATACCCTGGGTATTCCTAAAATATACTTTTCTCCAATCCCTTATTCTGGAAACTTTTCAAGATGGGTGGATTGGAAGGCATTGGTCAACGGGATTTTCGGTATTACCGATACCACAGGGCAGGTGATTAATTATCACGGTAATGCAGTTGGAACTCCAGACGACATTAGGAAGAAGTATTACCTTGGGTCTATAAGCAATCCAAGTCTGGGAGGAGACCTACAGACTTTGGAGCATACAATATCTAACTTAGGCTATGAGGAGACTGACAGA